GGACAGAGTGCCGGAACCAGCGACGACACGACGGCGTCTCGAGGTGTTACCACTTGCGCCCCTTGTCATCCATCTGCGTCAGGTCACGGCCCGGTGTGCCATCCTTCCCCGGCGCGCCGTCCTTCCCCGGCCGTCCGACCTTGCCTTCGCGGCCCGCCTTCACCGCGAGCCGCCATGCCGTCGCGCCGTCGCCCGGCTTGTCGCTCGTGTCCGCCTGCGCGATCCAGAACGACCCGGCCCAGGTGACGCCGTCGCCCGCAGCGTAAGTCTTGCCGACCTGATAGACGCCGCGATCAAGCACCACCGGCCAACACAGCACGCCGCCATCGACCGGGCGACCGGAGTCTTTGTAGCACAGGGTGATGGTGCGCAGGTCCTCATGCTGCACGACCTTCAGGTTCTCCAGGGTGCCGTCGCTGCCGTCGCGCCCGTCCTTGCCGTCGAGACCGTCGCGGCCGTTCAGTCCGTCCTTGCCGTCGCGCCCATCCAGGCCACGCTCGCCGCGCTCGCCGGTCGGACCGATGGGGCCAGCCGGTCCGGGTGGGCCGGTGATGCTCGCGCCGTCCGCACCGTCACGTCCAGGCAGACCGGCCGGTCCCGGCGGTCCTTCCGGTCCGGCTGGTCCGGGCGCGCCAGCAGGCCCAGGAAGCGACTTCCCTTCCGGACCGGGTAAACCCTCGGCCCCGCGTTCTCCTCGTTCTCCGGCCGGTCCTGGCGGTCCTGGCGGTCCTTCTGGCCCCGGTACCGTCAGACCGTCGCGTCCCGGCGGTCCGGCCGGTCCAGGTGCGCCGTCCTGTCCGTCCCGCCCAACGACGGTCAGGCCGTCGCGTCCCGGCAGGCCGTCGCGCCCTTGCACAACCGGCCGGGCTTCCAGGACGGCCAGCCGCGCGACGATGGGCGCGAGCGCCGTCTGGATCGCGAGCGCGACCGTCTCGGCCATCTGTTCTGGGTCAAGCGGCATGGTTGAACCTCAGCACCTTCGCCAGCAGCGACGTTCGGAAGGTGCGTTCCTCAGCGTCATCGTCATCCGGTTCCTCGTCGTCGGGCGCGTCATCGTCCGGCGCGTCGTCATCCGGCGGCGGGGGCGGCGCGGACGGCGGCGGCGGGTCAGCCGTGTCCCGCTTGTTCAACGCTGCGAGCGAGTAGTTCTGCTGCTGCAAGTACGGCGTGTCGCCGCCTTCGACCGGCTTCGCGTTCAGCAGGAACCGGCCCTCGTTCGGCTTCATGACGCCCGCGCCAATGCCCTTCGCGATGAAGTCCATCATCGTCGGCGAGTCCATCCGCAGCAGGTCCGCCGTGTTGAACTCCGTCCCGTAGGGGTTGCCGAAGCCGGGCCCGATCCCCAAGCCCTCGTCCATGCAGAGCTCGAAGCACTCGACGAGTTCCTGTAAGCACTGCGTGAAGTACTGCGTCGAGAGCGCCTGGATGTTGTTATAGGTCGGCATGGTCCCGACGCCGACCATGTGCGGCGGCACGTGGTAGCACGAGCACACCTTCTCGTCCGTCCACTTCAACTGCCCGATCAGTTCGGAATCCTTCGCGTCGACCGTCAGCTTCTCGTACTTCAGGCCGTCGCCGAGGACCGCGATCTTCCCCGCGTTCGCGCCGGTGAAGTTCTCGTCCCAGTACACCTTCAGCCGGTCGGCCGTCTCTTGGCGAATCGCGCCGGGCGCGGTCAGCACGCCGCCGGGCTTGCTGCCGTTCGCAAAGAAGTTGGTCGAGTTTTCCTGAATCTTCACACCCTGGTACGCCGCCATGCCGCAGGCGTAGATCGGCGACAGCCCGACGAGCGGGTGGTAGAGCGCGTACATGACGTCGTGGATGATCTCGCTCGCCGGAACGAGCAGCGACGGTTCCGAGAGTCCAGCCAAGTTGTCCGCGTTCAGGTTGTAGTACACCGAGCCGTCGGGCGCGACCATGACCCGGACGCGGTTCGGGTCCAGGATGTAGAGCGCGACGACGACGTTCCGGTTATCGCGTTCCTTCAGGACGTAGGTGTTGCCGTTCAGCAGCTTCGAGACGAGCCACTGCTCAACGAACTTGATGCGCGTCTGGTAGCGGTTCGGCTTCCGCAGGACGGGCGAGAACGCCGGGACCTCCGTCTCAGACCAGATGCCGTCGCGGTCCTTCGCGACGAGCCGCAGGCCCATCTTCCCGATGTCCGACGCGATCAGCGTGACGCACGCGAAGACCGTCGGGTTGATGGTGACCGAAGCCAGCGAGACCGTGACGTTCGCCTGCCACGCGCCGGGCTGACTCTCGCGCAGGATCGGCCACCAGCCGCCGAGCGATTCGGCCGGGGACAACGTCTGCGTGTCCTTGCGGCGCGTCACCGATAGGCCGAGAAAGGGGATGTCCATCAGCGCTCCGCTTCAAGGTCGCGCCGCCTGTAGCGTCGGCGCAGGTCGGGCGCGTCGGCGGCTGGCGTCGTCTGGACCGTGAGGAACTCCGCGCGCTGCTGGTAGACCAGTGCGGCCGCGTCAAGCGGCGACGCGCGGAAGACACGGCCGGGAGCGACACGCTGGTTGCCGTAGATGAGCGAGGTGCGCGCGCGCAGCGGGATGAGAGTCGGCATGGCCCTCCGAGCAGACGCGAGACGAGGGCGCGACGAACGACGGCGGGACCGAGGCATACGCCCGGCCCCGCCGTCAGTGGCCTACGCGGTGTAGCTGCAGGGTCCGACGTAGGCAACGGCCGACACGCGACGCCGCTGCCAGTTGATGAACCGCTCGGCCCGGAGGCCGATCGAGTCCGTCTGCCAGAGGCTCACCATCGAGGTGGCCACGGGAGCCAGCGGCGAGCCGTCCGCCGGGCTGTTCGTCGGGTCGGTCTTCATCTCCAGCGACGCCTCGCGGCTCGCGTCGACCACGACCTGCCCGTCGTCGGACAGGTAGATGTCGCTCGCGTTCACGAGGATCATCAGGTTCCCGACCGGGCTGCCGAGTCCGGCGCAGTACTCGGAGGTGATGACCGGCAGGCCCTCGAAGGTGCCGCCCTGCATGGTGATGCCGGGAAACTCCTTCTGGCCGAGCGCGTTCGACATCTGGCTCAGCGCCAGCGCGATCGTGTTCGTCATGATCCACACGCCGTTCGTCGGCGTGTTCTTCGCCGCGATGAACGCGCCGAAGACGTGGGTGACGTCGTGCCGGACGGCTGCCGCGTTGGTGCCGCTCGGGAAGATGGGCGCGATGCCGTTCGTGATCGACGCCGGGCTGACGTCGGCGACGAGCGCCTTGTCGGGATCGACGAAGTCGGTGTCGAGCCGCTCGATGAGCGCGGCCGCGAGCGCGTCGCGGACCAGCATCTCAGCCGACGGGTTCGAGAACCGGACCAACTCCTGCGACAGGACGGCGATGTTGGCGACCTTCGCCCAGCCGAGCTTCGTCGACGCGAAGTCGAACTTTGTGACCGGCTTCGGGTGCGCCTGTCCCACCCAGTAGCCCGACCCGCCGGAGGTCTGGCCGAGGATGCGGATGTTGAACGGCACGCGCCGCAGCGACGGGATGCCGTTGGTCCCGAACTTGCCGATGATCGTCTGCGGCCGCAGGAACTCCACGAAGTCCCCGGCGAACGTCGGGTACTCCGGCACCAGCGCCCCGGCCCAGGTCGGGTCGGTCGTCGTGCCCCCGGCGACCGCCGCCTTGAGGATGTTGTGGATGCGCGGGTTGTCCGGGTAGCGCTCGCGCGCGATCTCCAGCGCGGCCGAGGTGTTACCCTTGGCCGTCATCAGGCACATCGCGTAGCGCGCGAACTCGATGCCCGGCGGCAGCGGGGGCGGCATCACGATGACGCTGTGGCGTGTCTGCGCGGCAGCGGTGGGTTCGGTCCCGGCGACCGGCACCGCGGCCTTGCGGTTCGTGGCCTCCAGGTCGCGCAGGCGCACGAGGTGCGCGTCGAGGCTCTTCACCTCGGTGGCGAGGCCGTCGTACTCCTCGGTCTGGGCGGCGTCGAGCGTCTCGCCCTTCTCGGCGGCGGCGTTCATGAGGTCCGTCATCCGCGCCGACTTGGCGTTGCGCGTGGCCTCGAACGCGGCGATCTGTTCGGTGTACGTCTTCATCGGTGCTGGTCCTGTCTGTCGTTGGCCCGAAACGCCGGGCAGGAGGTGAACGACGCCAGCGCGGGACGAGCCGGACGCGGCAACCCGGTCAGCGTCAAGGGACTTGATCGTGTGGATGGTGGCGCTCGCGTTCGCGGGGACGGTCACGAGCGAGAGTTCCAACACTTCCGTCTTCAGGAAGTGGATCCCGCCGTCCTTCATGAACGCCTCTTCGAGCGCGCGAAAGCCAATCGAGACGCCGGCGATGAGGCCAGCTTTCAGCGACTGCCACGCTTCGTCGATGCGGTCCTTCAACGTCCCGGGTTCCTCGATGGCCGGAATCGTCGCCGTGAAGTCGATGCCCTTGGCCGTCGGCTTCTCGAACACGACGCGGCCCACGGGTTTCGTGGAGTTGTGGAACAGCAGCAGCGGCAGGGGGTTCTTGAAGGTGACGCCGAGCGGCTCGACGATGTCGCCCATGCGGTCCGGTTCCGGCGTGGTCGCCGTGCCGGTGATGGTGCGCGTCTCGGAATCGACCTCGCGCAGATGCAACAGGGAATAGGCGCGTGTCAACATGGCGCCCACAGTGTGCACGCGGCGCGGCCGTGCCGCCAACTTATCAGTAGAAAAGCCTACGTGCCGCGCACGTTCGCGAGCAGGACCAGCACTTCGCGGACGTAGGCTGACACGCTCATCCGTCGGCGTTCGGCTTCACGCGCCAGCCAGTCGTAGGCCGCAACCGGGAGCCAGACCGACAGCGACGTCCCTGGTCCGTTGATCTCACGCGGACGCCCGATGGTACGTAGGCCCGACGCGGATGTGTCCGGTTCTTGTTGACGGCACGACTCGTCGTCGTCTGACGGCTGGCCGCCGCGTGTTCTCGGCATGACTTCCTCCTCACCTCGCCCCAATGATGAACGCCTGGAACTTCGGCGGCGGCGGCATGGACGCATGACGCTCGCAGCGATCGATCGCCATGATGCAGGCGACGATCCCGTCCACCTTCTGGACGGACTTCTCCTTGTCGACCTTCACGTTGCCAGCCGGGTCTTTCCGCAGCACGACGTTGTTCGCCATCCACCGCAGGATGGGGTGTCGGCCGTGGTGCAACCGGCGCGCGGCCACGAGGTCGAGGAACTTCTTGGTCGGAACGGCCATCGACAAGAAGCCCTGCCCGAACGGCACTAACTGGATGCCCTCGTCAGCCAGTTCAATCGCCAGCCGCATGCCCTGAAACAGCCGGTCGATGTTGCCGTCCACGAACTCCAAGCGCGCGCAGTCAGCCTGGATCGCGGCCTGGATGAAGCGCTCGTCGGTCACGTTGCCGGGCGTGGTTTCCAACAGTCCGGCGCGGACCCATTGCTGGTAGAGGGACAGGTTCGGATGCTTTGTCGCGAGCGTGGCCTCGGGCAACCAGAAGCGGCAGCGCACATCCAACGCTTCGCTGTCGTCCGGACACGGCGAGACCAGCACCCAGGCCGAGATGTCGGCCGAGCCGCCGAGGTCCAAGCCGCCGTACCAGGCGCGGCCCGTCTCGACGATGGGATGCAGCGGCGCGTCGTCCCACACGCGCAGGTCGATGGCCCGCGTGGTCTGTTGCACCCAGATGTTCAGGCGGTAGCGCAGGAAGTCGTTTTGCTTCGCTGGCGACTCCACGGCCTCGCGGCACTCTTCGCGGAAGTGGTCCGGCTTCGTGGTCACGCCGAACGACGGGTTCGCCGCTTTCCAGACGGCCGGTTGCGTCCAGTCCGCAGCCGGGTCGGCTTCGTAGATGACCGGCAGGAAGGACCAGTCCTCTATCGTGCCGTCCAGGACGCCCTTCGCGTAGGTGTATTGCTCCCAGCCAATGCTCTCGGGCTGGTAGAGTCCGGCGGTGCTGATGCTGAGCAGCAAGGGCTGCCGCCGCGACGCGCCGCCATATGCCAGCGTGGACCACAGTTGCCGGTCGGTGATCGAGTGCAGTTCGTCGACCACGAGGCCGCTGATGTTCAACCCTTCCTTCGTCGGCACGTCCGCCGACAGCGCCTCGTAGTAGGCGTTCTGCGACGGGTAGTTGATGAGCTTCCGCGAATCGACTAACTCCAGGACGGCGTTCAGGTCAGCCGACTGCCGGACCATCGCCGCGCAGTCGCGGTAGATCATGGCCGCTTGGTTCTTGTCGTTCGCCGCGCTGAAGACCTGCGCGCCCGGTTCGTTGTCGGCCACGAGCAAGTACATGCAGATGCCGGACGCGAGCGTGGTCTTACCGTTCTTCTTCGGAATCCAGACGCCCGACCGGCGGTAGCGCCGCGTGCCGTCCGGACGCTGCCAGCCGAACAACGGCTGGATGAGTTGCGTCCACTGCCACGGCAGGAGCGCGAACGGCCGTCCAGCCCATTCGCCGATGCTGTGGTGCAGGAAGCCGTTGAAGAAGTCGTGCACGTGCTGCGCGGCGTGCTTGTCGAACCAGCAGCCGCCGTCGAGTACGGCCTGCGCGTCGGCTTCCGTCCGGACCATGCGGGACGACCACCGTTGCCGCTTCGCGATGGTCCGGGCTTTCAGGATCGTGGACGACGGCCGCGTCATGGTCCCCCTCCGTCAACGTTTCCAGGTTCGGCCGTCCCAGGACGCCTCGAACATGTCCGGCGTCCAGTACGGAATGTCGCCGCGATGCGACTGCGTGCCGCACTTCTGGCAGATCGGATGGTCCTTCCGGTTCTTCGCGTAGTGCAGCGTGCGCGTACGTTGCAGGTAGCTCCCGAACCAGTACCGGAAGAATCCCGGCACGCCGTCGGCCACGCTGCCGAAAGTGCCTGCCGTCTCACCGGTGAAGTCCCAGCAGCAGAGCAGGTAGCGGCCGGTGTATTCGAACGCCGGATACTTCAGCGGGAAGTCGCAGCGCCGCGCGAGCGGCTGCGTGACTGGCGTCAGGCCGTACTTCGCGGCCGCTTGCCAGTCCAGGTGGTTGTAGAACGTCGAGAACCCATGCCGATGCCGACGCTGCTGCGACCAGTACCCCGGATTCCGGCAGAAGTTGATGAGGTGGAAGTGCGGATGCTTGTCGGCGTGGTACGCGAAGGGTGAGATGAACGACTTGTCGCCGTTCGTCTTCCGGCCCTCGAACAGCCACGGGTAGCCGGACTTGTCCGCCAGCGCGAAGTGCTTCTCCTGGGGATGGTAGAGGTTCACATACAAGGTGTTCAGTCCCGCGTCGAACAGTTCCTTGTAGGTGCGCGTGCCGTTCATGAGTGTCGTGCCGTTCGTGTAGACCAGCGTCTGCACGTGCGGCACCTTCTCCTTCGCGAGACGCAACAGGTCCGGCAGGTACGGGTTCAGCGTCGGCTCCCCGGCGTTCCCAATCTCGAGCCGCGTATACGGGGACACAACGGCGAGGATGTCGAGCAGGTCGCGCCAGGTCTTTTCAGTCAGGAACTCATACGCGCCGAACTCCGGCGCGCCGGGCCCACCCTTGAACGTCCGCGTCGCGCAGAAGCCGCAGCGCAGGTTGCAGCCCCGCGTGATTTCCCCGAACCATGCCCACGGACGAATCTTTCCCACGAGGCCACGCTGCGCTTTGGCAATGCGCGGCCAGTACTTGCGAAACGCGTCCGGCGTGGTGTCGTTGTCGAGCAGGAACTTCAGCGCGTCAGACACGGGAGCCTCCTCTGCGGGACCGGACCGGCGGGACCGGACGACCGTCATCCCAGACGTTCTTCGTCTGCACGAACTTCATGCCGTACTCGTTCGGCGTCAGCGTGGTGAGGTTGATGCCGGGCTTCAGCTTCAGCGGGGTGTCGAACGCCTTCCAGGCATCGCGGACGACATGCTGCGGCCGTTGGAACCGGCGCTCGACGGTCACGACATGCGGCCAGTCCCGCGACAGGCTGCGGGCCATGCGCAGGCGTCCGTCGTTGAAGTACTTGAGCGTATCCGTGTTGCCGCCCTTCATCGTCATCGTCCACATCTTCTTGACGCAGACGGCGTTGATGAGGACCGTGCACCAGCCGTCGGACAGGACTTGCAGGCACAGGTCCGTGTCCTCGTTGTACTTCGGCCGGAACCGGTTGGGCAGATCGACGCGAATCAGCGAGCAGGAGTAGACGTGGACGTTGTGGTAGAAGGGCGCAATCGCCGCGCCGCTCTCCGGCACGACGAACATGTCGTAGTTCATGCCGGACACCGCGATGTTCTCGTAGCGGTCCGTGAAGTCCTCCACGATCCGCAGCGCCGTCCCGAACGGACAGCGCCGCCGCTTCCGCTGCCACAACCGGTAGCACCACAGCAGGTTGTCATCAAGCTGCCAGTGTCGGACCGCGCCTGCCGCCTTCGCGTGTTCCCAAATCCAGTTCCGCGCCGGGGTCACGCTGCCGAGGTTGCTGAACGGCAGAACGAACAGCCGGGACGCGCCCCACTTCGCGGCGTAGGCGTCAGCTTCCTGCGGCTCGACCACGAGCTTGAACGGCACCTTGTCATGGACGAGCGCGCGCGCCGTCAGGCAGCGGTCGGCGCGGCCCTTCGAGGGAATGTAGATCGGGTACTGCGGGAGGATCATGCCTCGTCCTGGTTGACGAACTGGCCCTGGTGCTGCCGGTTCCGCAGCGGCCACCACACGGCCGTCTTCGTGCCTTGCACCCGCATGTTGTTGCCTTCGGCTTTGAGGTGCGTAAGCAGCGACGCGCGGTCCTGCTCCGTCGCGCAGCGAATCAGCACCTCGTAGACAATCGCCTTCGTGCCGTCATGCTCCGGCATCCCGACCCAGTGGGCCGCTTCGTCGATGTTGCCGATCTCCGTCGCCGGACGCGTCACAAACGCGAGCGCGGCTAACTGCTGCGCGTCGTAGCCCGTGCCTTCCAGGCCGATGCCGTCCGCGTCCTTCACCTCGCGCAACATCTCGGTCAGGGACCGGTCGTCGATGTCCGCGCGGAACGACATTTCGTTGTCGCCCACGAGTACCTTCAGCGCACGCGGGTCGTCCGGGTCCAGGTCCAGGCGGATGACCGGCACGACCTTGATGTCCAGGTTCTCCGCAGCCACGACCACGCCATGCCCCGCGAGGATCGTGTTGTCCTGCGCGATCACGACGGAACGATATACGCCGTAGTCGCGGATGCTCTGGGTGATGTGCGCGATCTGCGCGGCGTTGTGGGTACGGTAGTTCCGCGGGTGGGGCTTCAGGTCCGCGACGGCCACGACGTCCCTCTGCGTCCGGATCGGCGGCGGGGGCGGCAACTCGCCACGGACGTCGGCCATGAGTTCTGCGCCGAACTCGAACGGCTTGAAGTCCATGCCCTCGGCCGCGAAGTCCCGCAGTACATCCACATCCCATTCGGCAAGTTCGGCCGTGCGGTTGTCGTAGATGGCGAGCCGCCGCTTCTGGTCCGGCGACAGGTTCGTGCGGCGCACCGCGATGATGGTGTCGCCGTCCGCGTCGACGACCCGGACCTTCGTGATCCCGGCTTCCGCCGCCGCTTCAACCAGTCCGTTTCCCGCGAGGATTTCGTTCGACTCGTCGATCACGATGGACCGGCCTGCGCCGACGTCGCGGAGGCTGTCCGAGATGAGGCCGATGTTCTTCGGGTTGTGCTTCCGAGGGTTCTGCGCGTCCGGCACGAGGTCGCCGATGTGCAGGACCGCCGCCAGCGTGTCCGCGCTCGCCAGGACCGGCGGCGTCTTCTTTGTGGGCTTGGTCGTCGTCTTCGTCTTCAGCTTGGCAGGTGTCATGCGCGGCTCCGTTGGGCGAGGAACAGGTCAAGGCGTGACTTCGGCGCGTCGGCCGCAGTCGGGATCGCGAGAGGAATGGGTGCCTGCCACCCGAGCAACTGCGCGACGCGGAATAGCGTGGACTCGGCTTCGCGCCGGAGTCGCAGGTACGGATTCGGGACCGGCTTCGAGCCGAGCTTCCCGTAGTCGCCGCGCGCCTGGACTTCGAGCGTCGCACGCTTCCAGGCCAGCATCGCTTCGACGTAGATACTCACGAACGGGGCCATCACCTTCTCCGTCGGCCGCTGCGTGACGAGCATCCGCCACATAGCGCGGCCTTCTTCCGTCAGTACGTCCGGACAATCGTCCGGCGTCAGCACCGACAGCGGCGGCGGGACCGGAAACGGGGCAGGCACCAGCGCCACCGCATGCGGCATGGTCAGCGGCGGAACCAGGATCGGGCGGCGGGGCAGCGGGACGACCCCCGGCGGCAGCGGACCGTGGACGGCTGGACGGTACGACCCTCGCCGTGCATGCTCCTCTGCCGTCATTCCCGAGCCTCGTTTCCGGCCGGACCGGCCCCGCTTCCCCGCCATCCTGCCACAACCTCCGCTGGATCGTCGTTTTCCGGCCCAATTTTGCCGGTCATTTCGCGCAAGAGGC